TCTATAAGGAAAGACCGAGGGTAGTAACCAGCGTAATTAAAGACGCGCTTGATTGGCCTGTCGGCAGTCCAAGGTATAAGGGTTGGTCTTTCGTAGTCTGATGTTAAGGGCAAGCCAAATGGATAAACTGAGCCCCGCTGTGTGCCCCAAGCGTACACCTTGCCGCTAACTCCAAGAGCCATGAAGCTGTTATAACCCTGATAGTCATAACCTCCTACAATGGTTGTTATTTCTTCTTGTATGTCGTCTCCGCTATCGTGGCTGATAGGTCTCAGTAAACCATAAACTGTTGCGGTTGTGCCCGTGCCTTGACCAGACCACTGATAGCCACTTCCATAAAGAACATTGTCTTCATCTAGTACAAACAGGTGCCTGTATCCGGGTGTCCAATGTTTTTTTACACGCTTGCCAAATGGGAGAGGTATGGTAACTGGGTCTTTTCTGTTTTGGCTTACTGCCCCTTTGCCGAGGGCACCGTTGTGCATCTCGCCATAACCACGAAGGGTGCCGTCAGTCATTGTAAAGGTGGGGCTGTACCCGCCTACATATATGCAACCAACATTTCTGCTAGGCGCATCTTGAGTTAAGCTAACAACCCTAGTCCCGTTTCTTTCCTTGTCATGACGAAACTCTGACTTAAATCCACCAGAACCGTCTGAAACAGAATGAAACTCTTGGCCGCTTCGTCCTACAGGAAAGTCTGTCTGGTTTGCCGCCACCTGACCCTTTTGGGTAAACTGTACTTGCCCGACTGCAAAATCTATTTTTGTGCCAGCACTGTCAGTAAATACTTGGGTTTTGTCACCGACACGCACCACATCCCCCTTGTTGTAGGAGGCGGTGGAACTAAACGTGCCCTTCCAGCGATTTCCGAGTTTTGAAACGTCTAATATGTTCATATCGTTACTACCAATTTATTGTTGGTAACAGCAACTTGTGTGTTGCCGTTAGCCAAGAACCAAGTTGCGTACACATCTGGGTCTATCGACACTGCGGTGGTATCCCGAACCTTGCTAAACAATTCATAATTTGAGCCAGCGGACGCGGGGATAACCATTGTGTCGTAGCTTCTTGTCGTCTTGTTGTTAATTAGATATGGCCGTATTGTTGAAACCCACGCAGAGTAATAGTTTCCACTTGTTGTTGTCCCGTTTATAATGTTTGCAAACGCCTGCAAGTCATCGTTGTCTGCCGCCGCATTGCCGCTTGTGTCCGCGTCAAAATATTTGTATGGGACACCAGAAACCGTGAATGTTAAATCCCAAAAGCCGTCTGTTACGAGCGGGTCTGTAGTGCCGTTTACTAAATTTATAAGACTTTGTACTAATGCGCCGTCTGCCAACACTTCTTGTAAGCCAACCTCGTTTACGGCTAGACCGTTGCTTGCTTGGGAGAACCCATAAAATACGTTGCTGTCTGTAAAAGATGTAAGCTCGTATCCAGTTTGTGCAGAGTTGACAGTTAAAAACTTGCCAACTTGTCCAGCAAGTTGCGTAGATGTCGCCGGAACTTTGCCTGTGCCGCCAGAAACTGCAACAAAGGACGTAGATGAGTCAGGTATCGCGCCAGATGTATGCGCCACTGTAACCATGTACAGGTTGTCGTTGTAATTAAACAGGTCGTGGATAACGTAATCAAAGCCAACTTGATAGTTGCCTGTTGGGCGGAAGAATGTTCCATCTGGAACATCTACCCAACCAGCGTTAGGGAGTACAAAGTTACCAATACGGACTTGCAGTTTGTAAGTTGTTGAATTTATTCTGAACTGAAAAATGTTTGGGTTTACATTCCCGCTTGTGTCAAACAGTTCACTAAGCAAATCTGTCAGGTTGCGCCCACCTATCTCTGCATTTTCGAGATATGTGTCGAGCACATGGCTTCCTGTATTGGTGCTTTCAAAGCGTAGCTGTTCGCCTGACGGACGGGTTATGGCCATTATTCTATGCCCTCTTCTTTCATGAACACAGCTAATTTTGCCCTAGTTATAACGTATTTGTCGTCCTCAACGTAGCGAGCCTCAAGGTCTGAGATTCGTCTTGACACGCCGTCAACTTGCCCTGAACAGTTGCAAGACGAAGGTGTAGGTGCTGGAATCTCTGCGATTGCTTCCCTGATAAGAGCTTTGATATAATTCTTTTCATGCGGCGTAAAACCTGTAAGTGGCTCTAGCTGATATGCTTTTTGCTCTGGCATTACTGAGCCTCCCTCATTGGCACAACATTTCCTTTTTGCGCTTGTTCCATAAGTTGTTCTTGGGACACAACACTTGCCCCTCTAGCTTTCTCTGCCATGGCCATTTGCTGTGAAGGTGATGGCCCTTGCTGTTGCATCTGTTCTTGAGAGACCTTGTACTGTTCGATGTCGCTAACGCCCATCGCACGAATGGCCTCCTCAAGAATCTTGCCTGTGTTGTATTCCATGTTTAGCCCTGTTTGGCCCATGACTTGAAGCATGTTCATCCATGTCTCAGCGTTCCTCGCTGGCTCTACAGGGAGCGTGCCATCAATTACCAAGTAATCAATATCACCCTGTATCATGCTGGAATCAAAATCGATATAGCCATCGTTGGCCATAGCTTGAAGCTGTCCACCAGCACCGTCTGTGTCAATCTTCAGGCTACCCTCAACATTAAGAGCATCCTGTAGGTTGGCAGTCATCATGCGAACCATGGGACGTATAGTCGTGGCTGACATAATGCGAGCAATAACGCCCAGACGTTGTGAGCCCAACTGAGTTAGCCTCTGTATTTCTGTTGCTGTACGAACACCATCGGCGGTTGGGACACCTTGCTGGGCATCTGACGCGGCACTAATACGCTGTTTTAGGTCAGACATCGCACCAATATCTTGCCAATGGCCGCGAGTTACGTCTGGTATTTCAGCGATAAAGACACCATCGCCCGGTTTAGCACCCGGCATAGTTCGCACAACACCCCACGGGTTTCTATCAATTAGGTCTGGCACGGAGACCTGAGTAGGGTCAACGAAGACTAAGTTATTAAGGGCGGCTTGCACGTTATCTATACGAGAGCGTAGCAACCATGTGCTGATTTCGTGTAGCGGCAGTAAAAGGTCATACAGCGATTGGCTGTAAGTCTTGTGGCTGTCTTGATAAAGTCCACCTATAACGACCGGGAACTGCTGTCCGTAAGGATTTAGCTGGCAACGTATAACTGCCTCTTCGTCTAGTATTGTCACACACATCCAAATTTGTTCGACCGAGGGAACGCCGATTTCATAGCCCTGAAACCTCACCCACATTTCATCGATAGTACGAGACTGGTCGAGCGTGAAGTGAAATCCGTTTTCGTTCCCGCGAGGGTCTTCTGGATTTATGGACAGTCCACGGCCTTCTTCCTTCCAATACTTGTGAGAAAGCCAACCGCTGGACTTGTTTGCCTTTCGTCTTAGACCCGGATACTTGGACAGTTTCGGGTACATGCCGCTAGACAAAAGAGCGTTCGTGGAAACGTAGTCAGTAAAAATAATAAATTGCATTTGTTCCCAGTCACCCCACGAGACTCGTGGGTCTGGAAAACATTTTCTTGGGTCAAAGTTTACAATCTTTGAAGTGTTTGCGTTTGTGTCCCACACAATTTTTGTAGGAGCAAAGCCATACCTGATGCTGTCCAGAAGAAGTTGAGCAAGACGAGCCTCGCCTGCTGTGCGTCTCATGTGCTGGTGCAGTAAGCGTTCAAGGATTAGTGAAGACTTGCGAGACTTTCTGTTTAATCCCTCAAGCTGAAACATAGGGTTACGGCCAGCTAATGCCGCCATTTGATATGTAAGAACTGTGTCTGCTATTGCCCGTGTATCAGCAATGACCGCCTTTTCCCTAAACTTTGTAGTATCCGCCGGAACCCAAACATCGTGGGCACGGTCAGCATCCTTCCAATGGTCGTATCGGCGGGAAATGCTGTGCCATGACATTTGAGATGCCGCCCGAACATAATCAATGAGCTTTCGCTCTTGGTCTTCGGTGAGCATATCAGATATGTCTTCATACGCAGTTATTGGCTCCATCAAATTAGACAGGTCAACAACAACATCATCTTTGCTTAAACTTGAATCTTTATACCACATGAAATAATAATCCTAAAAACTAAGCTGTTTGTCGTCCTATAACTCGCCCCAGTTGACAAATCTCTTGTCACGAGACTTCGATAGGCTGTCTGACCACTGGGATTGGAGGGATGACCCCCCGCCAATAGGTTCAAATTGCGAGTAAAGGCTGTCCGAAAGCTCGATGGGAGAGTTTATCATGTTTAAGTTTCCGCCACCCATACGGCTTATTGCATCCAACCCCATAGACAAAGCGTCTATCTGGTCATCGTGTTTGCCAGAGGGGAAGGATTGAGCCTCTTCCATAAAGGCATCTACCCACGGTGCTGTCTTTGGGAGATGAACTCTGCCACCCTCGATTATTGGAGTGACAGCGTTTAGGCGAGAAACTTTATCTGTACTAACCTTGTACGGTATGACCGCCATGCCGGATTGGTTTTTTAATTCTTGTATCAAAGACTGCCCTGAAGCCTTGTCCTCAACATAAAAACCCCTCAAGCCTCTTCCTCTCCACTTTCCGTTTATACCTATGCAAGCTCTCTTTAATTCTGGAAAGTCCATTTTTTCGCGGCGTATCTCCATAATGTATATGTCACCAGCGTTATCCATGCCGATGGTCATAAGAACAGAATAGTCTGCCCGCTCGTTTTTCTTGAAGGCTGTGTCCGCACTTATGATAACCGTAGTTATGTTTGTTTCTTCTGGGTCATAGGTTTTCCACCAAGACGACTTGATTAGGTTTCCCCCAGCTACATACGGTGATTGCTGGTAAAGACTGGCAAACTCGCGAGGGTCTAGTCTTTCTCGTTTTTTGAGTTCGTCAAGTGGGAACCGCTCTGGCCAGAGAGCTTCTTCGCTTTCTTCACTGTAGTGTCTTTTTGATGGGGCGACCTTACTGAGCTCACCCTGCGGAATGAAGCGCGGGTCATCTTCTGGGAGAGAAGCCACGGATTTTTTGACATTGCCTTTTACTCTCTGTATCGCAGGGAAATCTATGTGCTTCCACATTCCCTCTTTCCAATCCTCCGTCTCCATGAGACGACCCGCTACATCATCTGGGTGCCAGCGTGTTAGGATAACAATTTCCAGTGCCGAAGTTCCGTCTGGCTCAGGTTGTTTACGAGTTGTAAGAGCCGATACATAGTACGACCAAGTTTTGTTACGCTGGGTGGCACTGTCAGCTTCCTCACGGGCTTTGATAGGGTCATCAAGTATGAGCATAGTAGCCGCACGGCCCGTAGTGGAACCGCCAATGCCAGTAGCAAAATAAGTGCCGTTAAGGCTAGTGCGCCAGTCATCAACTGCGCGACTCTCTTCCGACATTTGGAAATCATCGAACGCCTGAGTAACGATAGGCTCACGAGCCAAATCGCGTACTTGGCGACCAAAAGTCTTTGCCAAATCCTGATTGTACGAGGTGCTGAGGACATTGCGGACAGGCTTTTTGGCCAGATAGTAGACAGGAAAGTGTACAGTCGCGATGAAAGACTTGGCGTGTCTGGGGGGCATAGTAATAAGAAGTCTTCGTACACCGAGTTCGTCTTTTTCGAGGGCATCTAAGGTCTCCATTAGCTCTAGTTGGAAGGGTGCAAATTCAAAGTCGGGGTTCATGGCCCTAACAAAATCAGGAAAGCTGGTCTTCGCCTTCTTTAACTTCAACAAGTATTTCGCCGCTTCGGCTCTCGTCACTCTCATCGGGCTCAATCTCCTCAGATTTGGCGGCTATTTCTTCTAATTCCGCTATGCTCAGTTCGTGTACGTCCTTCGTCTCGACCGAGTGCTGGTTAAAACTATGGTGCAAGTCGGGCATTACCTTGTTTAACATCATGCCAAACAGGCGAACCTGTTGATTGTCCCACTTGCGGGAGCCGTCAAGAACTTCACGCACCTGTGGAATGTTGTTCCTTACTACATCTAGCACACTTCGTCTTACACGGTCTATCTCAACTGGCGTTACTGCGGTTAATCCGCCTGAGCCTTTTGTTGGGTGCGGGTGTTTGCGAACTGCTGGCATTGTATCTCCTATAGTACAAGGTTTTCAAAATTTGGTGCGAAAATTCGGTTGCCCGGATGACACGATAACGCATGCGGGCGGCGGGTCGCACCCCACCCCGCCCGTCACACGGCTTTGCCGTGTCACAAAACTGCCTGACCCAACGACAAGTCGTTGATTTTCAACGGTTTTTGTGTCCCATTGAGGGACAATCGGCGATGCTTTGGTTACAAATCTTCGATTTGCACAGACAAAGCGGGGTTCAATGGGGGTTCTTAGCACCATGCCCAATCATAACAGGGACTTAGCCCACCCATCGTCCCGCGCATGTGCGCCTACCTCTCAGAGAGAGGGGGAGTGCTATTTAGGTCGGCTGTTGCTTCGGCAGTCAGCCAGTTGAACCAACGTGCATCAGAAGGAGATACATCATGACAGCACTCAACGCACTGCTCGCAGAGCAACTCATCGCGCAAGCGGAGACCGCCAAGACCGTTGGCGACATCGACCCAATCATCGCCGTGTTCGAGGCACGCTTGGCGAACGCCAAGTCGCGCACGCACTCACGCAAGGGTGAACCCCTCTCGGCGAAATTCATCGAGGGCAAGGTCGCGAAGATTTCCGCGAACCTCGACAAGGTGGTCGCACTCAAGACCGCACTTGCGCCGAAGCCGAAGGCTTCCAAGCCCAAGTCTTCCGCCGAGGAAGCGTCAGCGGTTGCCTTCGCGGCGAAGCTCAACGCGCTCAAGCCAGCCGAGCGCAAGGCCATCATGGCTCTGCTTGGCTAGACCAACCCAACCTCAAGCCCTCATCGCGCAAGCGATGGGGGCTTTTTTTGTGCATATCTGCAAGGAGGATTACACATGACCGCAACGAAATCACAACTCATCTCGATGTCAAATCACGACATCGCCAATCACTTCTACTCGCTAATCATGCACGCGAAGACGAAGCAGTCCAAGGACGGTCTCGTGTATGACAACGATGCAGAACACATCAACATTCCTGAGATTGTGTACTACATCACGCATCACGCAATCATTGACCAAACGCCAATAGGCATGGAGGACTAATGCCCAAGCCACAATCATCCGCTCACAAGGCGGTCGCATACGATTTCGTGGATGTACGGAACAACAACCGTTATCTTCGCGAGATTGGGCAGACACCACGCACAAGCAAGCGCGACATCAAGCGCACTGCGAACCGTGGCGACCGCCGACAAGCCAAGCGAGAGTTAATCTCGTGGCTTCGCTAACATCAACCCCTCACGGGTTCGCT